CATATTCAATAATTAAGATGTCGGAACAAAGGAAAACAGCCACGCAACAGAAAGAGGCAAACAGATCAAACTCAACGTGGTCGACTGCAAAGGTTGAAGAACTGATGGTACAGATCGATGACGGTTATCAACCACAGATCACACCATTCTGGGAGGGAGCAATGGAATGGAGAGCCCCCCACATCGTGTTCGAACACACACAAGAAGAGTTTGACATTTTAAAAAGATGTGCAGATGATGTTGTATATTTCTCAAACAAGTATGCGCACGCGATGACTGACTATGGCATTGCTCCTATAAAACTTCGTTCATATCAAGAGGATGTAATGCGTGACTTTGCAGATCACCGACATAACATATTTCTGTCACCTCGCCAGTCCGGTAAATGTGTGGAGTATGGAACGATGATCACGATAAAGAATGCAGACACCGGTGATATTTTTGATATTCCTATTGGAAGATTCTATTTTAGATTAACTAAAGACAAAACATTTGCTGATTATATTCTTTATGGTTTAAACGAAATGAAGTTAGGTTTATTAAGGTTCAAAAAAGTGGAATTAGCAAAAGCCTTCTTTTCTATATTCGCATAGATAGACATGGGATTAGAAAGTACTATTGTCAGTATCCAGCAGCCAACATTAAAATTAGACCAAATGTCTATAATTGATACGGAGACAGGAGACTCTGGCGCAGTCGATATTTCAGAAAACAAGAGGCGCAAGACCGGAGACCTGTTTCCATTTATAATGATAAACAAGTACACGCTCACTGCTGATGAGCTTGTGTCATTTTCTATATCCGAGTTTGATTTTCTTCCCGTGTTAGAGTTTTCCATGGTCATGAACAACGGTGTTTTCCAAAGCAACCACTTTCCAAAAGACGGTGATATTGTTTCAGTTTACATCCGTAGCAAGAGGAAAGTGATCAAGCCAATCAGGATGGATTTTGACATCATGTTTATAGATGCAAACCCTAGCAAAGATTCCTCTGGAGAGATAAACATTTTTAATTTTCTGTGTGTTCTCAGAATACCAGGACTGTATGCCGAATACTGTAAAGCATTTAAACAAAAGACTTCCTTTGATACATTACGCACTCTTGCTACAGAACTAGGCCTTGGATTTGCCACAAACATGACAAAGACAGCCGACAAGATGACATGGATCTGTCCAAACCTTTCCTATCGTCAATTCATATCAGACATCACGCGGCACGCGTACGCATCGGACGATTCGTTCATTACATCTTTCATCGATAAGTATTATCATATAAATTTTGTAGATCTTGCACAACAACTTGGTGAAGATACAGATATTGAAAAATCTATTGAGATAGAAACCAATAGACTCGATATCATGTCCGGAGATGAAGAGCTAAAACCAGAAGATGCAAACTACAAGTTGGTTCTTGGAAACCATCCGAACATGAAAAAAACTTCCATGTACATAGAAGGGTACACGTTAAAAAGTTCTGCTGGTCAAATCATAATGGAAAATGGTTACAGGAGATCTGCACAATTTTATGATGTGCACATGTCTGGCCCGTTCAAAGATCGTTATCAATCCCACATAGTTGAACCCCCGGTTTCAGGAGAAGCTAATGTTTCAAATAAAGGAAGAGTAGGAGAAAAACATGCTGACAAGATAGGCACGAGTAAGTGGATAGGAACTCAATCTTCTAATATCAAAGGTAACTCTCATCAAAACTACAAATATTCTTTAATTTCAAACTGGCAAAACAAAAAAGAGCTTGATAAGATACATCTAGAGGTCGTTCTTTCCCAATGCAATTTTAATCTAAGAAGGGGCATGCGCGTGCCTGTTTTGATCTTTAACTTCGGAAATACTCACAGACTTGAACAGACCAAAGATGACATAGAAGAACCAGAGATGAAAATAACAGTAGATAGATTTACAAGCGGATTTTATGTGCTTCTGGGCACAAAAACTGTTTTTTCTATGAAGGATGGAAACTTTAGACAAGTTGCTCTTCTAGGAAGAAGAGATTGGCCAAAACCAGTCAACCACGACAAAACAACAGACCTATCAGAGAAATAATGGCTATACAATCAAAAACTAGTTTAGTGGACAGAGCTTCAGATCTGTTTATGAAGGGTCAAGACGGAGAGCTTGCAGGAAATAACTTTGAAGATCCTACCTACTTTGGATTTGAAATAAAGTTTGACTTTGCAAACGTACGCAATCCTTCCACTGGATTAACATCCAGCCCACTCTTTGGAGATCTAAAACAAAACTCAGAAAGCGCCGAAAAGTATCTTAGGAACATCGGAGCTGAACAACCAGCAGATCACATTCTAAATTTTAAGAATAACCTTCATAAGATCCAGAACAATGCACCTTATTATTTTCAAAGCATTGATGGCCTCAAACCTCTATGGGGACCTGCCGAAGATAAGTTTGATTCGTTCTACGCAAAGGATTTTGTGATCACGGTAGGATGTCTTGAGTCTATCGATCTATTGATGACCTCGACACTTGACTCTTACAGAAAGGCATCTTTTGATATGCTGCACATGAGAAGAATTTTGCCTGAAAACCTTAGACATTTTGGTATGACCATCACCGTAAGTGAAATGAGAAAGTTTAACACTATCTTAAATGTCATGGATATTGCATATAAAGATCAGATAAAAGATCAATCTCTCATACAGAAACTACAAACAAGTCCTAGTCTTAATACGATAAAGCAAGCTGGCTCTACCGCTATAGGGCACGGAAAAACTCTAATCAACGGTAAAATTAATCTTATCAATGACAAGATTAAAAATGCAAAGGGTGGATTCCAAGCAGAACAAGATATTATGGATCTTAGAGAAGTCAGCGGTTATGCATCGTTTATGGTGTTCAGACTTGAGATGTGTGAGTTCATGGTAAATGAATCGTTTCCTGTCGATTCGATAGACATGGGAACAGGATCGTTTGATCAGATCAAGCAGCAGTTTAAAATCAGGGTTGGAAAGGTTGCAGATTACAGTTATTACAATCTTCTTGGTTACATGACAAGCTCTAGCAGAGACCGGGAATATGGTTCTTCTTTTTCCAGACAGGCACAAGAAGGATTGTTTAATGCAGATGACAGTGGTAATTACCTCAGGACATTTACGTACGATGGTGACAACCTGCACACGCCTGGAGATTTCAACAACCATTACACCGGAGCACCTGTTGTTAGAAAATCAAGATTAGGCCAAGCGGTAGATCAGTTGGTCGGAAAAGCCTCGGGAGAAGTAATGTCCGCATTTGGCAATTTAGATCCTATAAACAAAGCCCAACAGTTTTTGATGGGTAACGTGTACAATCCGAACGCACTATTAGGGTTCTTAGATAGGAACCAGTATCTTGCAAACCTTGGAAAGCTGGCCTTATCGTAATGGACATAACACAAGACAATCACGAAACAATGACCTTTTTAGGAGAGGTCGTCCAACATCTTGATCCTGAGAAGGATTACAGATGTAGAATAAGAGTATTCGGAAAATTTGACGAGCTAGAGGATGATGATCTACCTTGGGCATATCCAAGGCTTCCTTTAACATTTGCAAGCGACGGTGGCAGCGGAACCGCGTCAGTACCTAAATTGGGGGCCGTGGTCGAGGTTAAATTTGAATCAGGTGATTACTACCATCCAACGTATTCAGCCATGCCACACGTCTCCAACGATGTAAAATCGTTGGTTGCAAATTCTTATGAAGATTCTCATGTGATCATTGCAGACAAGTCACAAGATCTTGCAATGTATTACACGAAGTCTCAAGGTTTTGTCGTGGACCTCAAAGGTTCGTACCTGTTAATTTCTAATGACGGATCTATCACAATAGAACACAAGGACACAAAATCTGTTATTGAGATGCGAGGAGGTGTTATAACTGTCACAGCAGACTCTGAAGTCAACATCACAGCAAGAAGTCGTGTGCACTTAACAGCTCCTGAGGTTTGGTTAGATGGTAAGGTAACTAAGAACGGACATACTCCAACCTTTACGCATACTCGTCACGAACCACTGTGGGAGTTCCTTAAAGTTATGGCACAAGCACTAGATGCCAAGATGTATCCGACTCCTGGAGTTATGCAAGCTGCAGCTGTTCAATTTGAACAATTAGCTAAAGCTACAAGTTGTAAAGTTAGTTAGTGTAAATGCCGTTGTATAATTTGTGCATATTACATTAAACAAACAAATATCACATGAAATACCAAGAATACTTTGATAGTCAAAACGACATATTGTGTGCCCTTCATGATGACACAATCACATCGTTAGATGCACTAAAACAGATCACCGAATTAAATGTCAAAGCTCTTAATTCAGGTAACCTGGTCCTTGTCAAGTTCCTGTCAGATCCACAAGAACAGGTAAATCGTATCGTTGCGGCACGAACTTTTGAAGCGACACAGGCACAGAATGAAGCGGTGTCGACTTCATACAAACAAGAACAACCCGAAGAGACGTCTTACTCACCTGAACCTGAAGAAGAAGAGGAAGAAGAAGAGTCTTACTCATATTCTTATGATGAAGAGTATGATGAAGATGGAGAAGATGAAAAGGAATAACCCTTAAATTTTACGCTGATGTTATTGATTGGATCAAGAGCACTGGAGAAATTTATGCCGATAGGCAGGACTCCAAAAGACTATGATTACATTGCAACTAAAGAAGAGGCCTTGCAATTCATAGCAGATAACTACACCACCGTACGTAGGATCAAAGAATCTGATGACATCATTTCTTGTATCATCAACACGACACTCTATGAATTCCACCTGGCAAAACCAGGTTCTGCATTTGAAGAGTATCTTAAGTTAAATGAAGGAAGAGATCACGCAAACATGGATACGTTATATTCCATCAAGCTTGGACATATCCATTTCCCGGTCGGGCAGAATAAATTCACAAAGCATATCGGTGATTTGGTACTTCTCGGAGCATTGCGTCAACGTAATGATCTGCTTGAACATCTGACAAAGAAACACTTTAAGGACACAGAAGAAAGGATTGGCAAGCTCAAGACTCCTTCGCTCATGAAGAGCAGCAATAAATTCTTTCAACAGTCAGACGGGCTTGTTAAATCCTGGTTCGTTCATGATGACATTCATGAGGTGATGGCTCATAAGGAGAAGCCCATGTACACATACATGCAACCTGATCCGACTTTGGCATCATGTTCAAAGGCAATGTGGCTGGAATTTACAACGATTGAAAAGATCCAGTGTGTTCTCGAAGAAGCATATGTCATTGCTTTAGAGCGTAAAATCATCCCAATGATTTTCGGTGGCACGAAGCTGTATGATTCGGAGACTGCCTTTGATTGGGCATTGTGGAGGATCTGTACAAACCTTTGCTCTGGTTGGTTTCGTAGGTTTGCAGTCGACTACTACGCAGAGGTCTTGGCATACCACGACGTCGATTATGCGTCGAAATTCTTCGGTGCAATAGATGAAGGTAAAATAAAATTTATCTAGTGCATATAAGGTGTGTAAACCAACACTGCCATGTTAGACGTATATTCAGGTCAACCTATTTCTATGACAATCGAAAAGTCAAGGATACTATTAGAATCTTATCAGATCAAACAGGCTGCTATTGTAAAAGAATCGAAAGCAAATAAGGAACCCAGGATACTAGAAGATCTAGACGTTGGGTTCATGCAGCATCCTGTTGGAAGTCATATGACATACAACATACCTCTCATAAATGTGATGACTCAAAACCTCACAGAACACTTTGAGGATTATTCCATTGATTATGCAGATGTTTGCTTTGTTGCACAAGGAAGCAGCGGGTGTATCATTGCTGCATTGATTGCTGCAAAAATAGCAGGTTCCATTATTTGGGATATCAAAAAGCCTGGACAGAAATCACATAGTCATCACGGTTATTGTGCACCTGTCAATACAAAGTATATGGTATTCGTTGATGATTTTATTTCATCAGGCAAGACATTCCACAGGTGTTACGATGAAGTTAAAAAATACAAACGGACAATCAACTGCATTGCAGTAACAGGCCGGGTCAGTTGGACATTATTTGAAGATCATCCAGTGGACACTATTATTTGCCAAGAGTACAACGAGCAATTGTATTAGTAGATAATAAAACAAATTTATTGAAGCATGGACGAATACCAAGAGGACGAAACTTCTGAACAAGAAGATCCAGTTCCAGCTTATAGAATAAGTGAATCAGTAAGCTACCTTGTCAAGTGTATTGATGATGGTTATCCAGATGATTGGGTCGATCTAAATCTAGAAGATTGGGTAGAGAAAGGTAAATGGTACAGGGTCTTGGCGATCATAGGAAGCAAACAGCTTGCATTTGCCGAGTTTATCGTGTGGGATTTGGAAGAAAAATATATCGTCCAGGCTTCACAAGAAATCTTTACATTTCCATCTTCTATGTTTGATATTAAAGATTCTTTTATGTTAAACAATAATTAGGATATGGAAACTACCATTAACTGCACTGCAGAAACACTCAAACATATCTGCCGTGTTTCTAAGCTCATGAACGAAGCAGCATCTGAATTATTAAAGAGAGCAAGCTGCCATGATGCTAGTAAGCTAGAATCACCAGAAGCAGAAGAGTTCGAACGTCTCACTCCGATTTTAAAAGACTTGTCTTACGGAACACCGGAGTATGACGCGTGTTTACACGAATTGTCGGTGGCACTCAAGCATCACT